ACCTGAACTAGAATTTCTTAATAAATAAAAATTTTGTACATCAAGAGGTATTGTAACGACTGCATTACCAGATAAAGAACCTGTAAATTCTATTGCTCTGTGTGCAAGAGTTGCACCAGTTGATCCATCAGAAACTGCAAGATCCACCGTTCCACCACTTGTTAATGCTTGTTGTGTAAAACCCCCAGCTATTTGTTCAATAACTTGTAGGTTAGTATTAGTTTTTGTTCCCCATGTACCGGCATTTTCACCAGTTGCCTGTAATTCTATACCTAGTGGTGTGTATGTTGAAGCCATATTTTTCTCCTATTACGCTGCTACGTCACTATATGTTGTATTAGAACCAGTGTCAATAGCTTGATACGCTTGAATACCAAAACCTGAAGCAGTTCCAAAACCAGCAACTGAAGCTGTCGCTGAAACACCGGTTAATCCCATAACATCAGCAGGAGATAAAGATCCTACAGCAGATGTAGCTGATACTCCAGTTAATCCCATAACATCAGCAGGAGATAAAGATCCTACAGAAGTTGTTGCTGATAATCCAGTTACATCAATAGTTGGATTACTATTTGTACTAGCTGTTCCAAGTGATGTTGTTGCAGAGACTCCTGTTAATCCAATTACGTCTGCAGGAGATATTGATCCCACACTTGCTGTTGAAGAAACACCTGTTAGTCCCATTACATCTGCAGGAGTAATTGATCCTACAGAAGATGTTAAAGCTTGACCTGTTAGTGTTGCAGTTATGTCTCCTATAATTGTTGGAGATCCAACACTTGCTGTTGAAGAAACACCTGTTAGTCCCATTACATCTGCAGGAGAAAGTGATCCTACACTTGCTGTTGCTGATTGGCCATCAAGTAATACAATTCCTTGAATACCCCAAGCGTTTTGATTCCATGGTTGTCTACCCCATCCAGAATTTATTTCTGTTGAAACAGATACAGATCCAATAGATGAACTAGCAGATAATCCTGTAACTGAAACATCAATTCCATCTTGTTTTCCCCAACTATTTTGGTTCCAAGGTAAAACACCCCAAGTGTTTGAGTCTACGGTGTTTGCTTGGCCCCCCATACCCGAGTGGTTTGTGCAATAATAATATAATGTTGGTGCCGAAGCAGCTACTGTAATTTGTGTATAAGCGCCTGATGAACCGGGTGTTCCACTTGTAGTTACACCAGTTGTATACTCACTACCAGAATTATGCGTGCCGCCACTTGTTGTTGAAAATCTTAATGGGTGTCCAGAGTTTGAACTATCTGATTGATCAAATTTATATGTAAAACCTTCAGCTAAATTTACTGTAGCTTGCTGTACACCATCAATAAAATATTTATTACCAGAGCCGGTATATACGACTGTGACTGTGAAAGTTCTATCAACGGACATCCGTCGTTACCCCACTATGCTATTCTAATGATAGCGTTTGATGCGTCTGCTGTTGGAAATTGAATTGTAAAAGTTCCGCTTGTAACGGTTTTGTCACCACCAAATGCAATAACTGCAACGGCTTTATCAGATTGAGAAGAATTATAAATTAATGCACCATTTGCTGTAAAAGTAGCACTAGTGAAACTTACATCTGCAAAATCACAAACTGCAGTTGAAGAATCTAATGTCGGTGTAACACTTGTTAACGTTGCACCACCTGCAGAATATGCAGATCCAGATGTATTTGAAATTTCGTTTGATGTTGAATAAGCAGTCGTGCTAGCACCTAAAGATGCAGAACTAGTAAATAATGCTATTTTAAAAGTATTACCGCTTGATGCAGTAAGATTGTGTGTTCCAACTAAAATTTCTTGTTTGAAACTATTACAAATTGCAGATGATATGGCCATTTTTTACTCCTTTAAAATTATGGTGAAGCTGAAGGGAGAGGAATACGTATTGTACCATCTGTGTAATCATCTCTTCTTCGTCTTCCGATTTGTTCGCTTGCGAACTTCTCAATCTCTTGTTTATATTTATTTTCATACAATGTCAACATATCTTGAGGACCTTTTAAAAAAGCATATGTTTCTGATAAACAACAATATAAGAGGCCGTTTGGAAAATTAAGACTTATATAATTAGTATTATTGCTAGATTCTAAAAGAGCTGGTTGTTTATTAAAATGAACTCTAAATTTATAGGTAGTATCTGGGACCGGGGCAAACATCATTCTTCCTGAAGTAGTGTCAGATTCTCCTGTTGCTCCCCCAAACATAGCATAATATTTAGGTTTTCCTCTAAATGATGATTCTGTTGAGGAAATATATTCTTGCAAATAAGTGATGTCTTTTTTTTCTAAATATGTATTGGGTCCAGTGATGTCAGAAGTAGAATCATAAACTTGTATTGCTCTAACAAATAAACAACCCGCTGGAGCATTAATTGTTTCTTGTCCAGTAATTAAATTACCGCTTTCTTGTTTTCTATCTGCATCAATTGGAACATCACGCATAATTCTATATTGAGCATTTAAAATAATATTTTCTAATACAGAATCTGTTAACACATTAGAGTCAACTTCTGTGTAACTTCTTATTTGTGTAACTAATCCTGAATAACTTAATCCTGCCATTACATATCTCCTATTTCAATTGCTTCTATACCTTCTTTTTCTTCACCTGCCAACCTAGCAAAATCTTCTAGTTTCATATTTGCTTCATCTGCATTTGCAGGTGTTGATTGTAATACCAGTGTTAATGTAGCAACAGGTAAACTAGATAAAATATTTAACCCCTTCATAGCTAAAGGAGTTAAGTTTTCAGCTCTTGCCATAATTGTTTTTAATATATCTATTTTTTGTTTTTTAAGTAAATCATCATCTACTATAACTTCTCCTGGTAATCTCACTGATCGACTTTTAGATAAATTTTTTGCTTTTTCAAATTGTTCCTTTGTTAAGTCTAAATAATTAACTTTACCTGATAAAGTATTTGCTCTTGTAGCATAATTTTTAGCGGTATCTATGTCTGTTGTAAAATACTTTCCAGCATCAGGGTATCTTAATGGTTTATATTCATCGGCAGGAATATTTTCAGTTCCTCTATAAACTCTAATTAAATCTTCTATGCCTGCCATTATGGTGTTAACGTAACTGGACCTGCGGTCACCGTCACTCCTCCTGATTTTTCTGTTACACTTGCAGTCACTCCTAAACTAAAAGTGTAGGTGTTTGTTGTTACACTACTTATACTAAATCCTGAAGAGTTTTCAAATGTTGTAGCAGCCACTCCTCCAGGACTTCCATCTACATTTCTAAATCTGACCGTATCACTATTTGATCTACCATGACTAGGCTCTGTTACAACCACTGATCCTGATCCAGAAGTTAAACTAAAAGGATTAGCAGGCAATAAATTTTCTGTTGCAGGTTCAGTTCTATCTGGTCTAGCGTTTCTTAATCCTTGTGGATCTCCAGAATATCTTGTTGGCTCCAATTGTGGTTGTTTTTTTTCAAATTCAGAAATATGAACAAAAGAACCATTCCATTCTTTTACCATTTCAGTATATGGAAACTCCATGCCTGATCTGTCTGATATTGCTTTTGCGTATTTTCCACCTGATAGTTTAGCCATTATGTTCCTGGGTAATAAGTTTTAGGGGTTATAAAAGAACTAGAAGAAGATCCATCTTCTGCTAATGCTCTTGCTAATTCATCTTCATAATATAATTTCATGGCTTGAATTCTGTCTGGTGCATATTTTTGTGCTAAATAAAAAGCTAATCCAGACACCATACATGGTGTGAATCTATACGGCACATCAGTTGCATTTGTATAATCACCTACATCTTGTATTCTTTTGACGTAATAATAGTTTAATTTATTTCCAGCTTCTGACGTTCCGGGAGTTAAATATAAAGTTATGGTAACTTTATCTATAAATCTTTGAACGTAATATTGTGTTGGAGTTCCTGTTGAAGTTTTATTTGATAAAGCTTGATAAGTAGATCTGTTTATTTTTGTCATTGGAGTATCAACATTAGAAGAGTTTCTATAAACTGCCTCTAAAATATCGTCCACACCATAAACTGCAGTTGCATCTGATGTTCCATCTCCTGTTGACCTAAACATTGTATACACTGCTTGGTCAGCAACTAAAGTAATATCATTATTTGCTATCTGCCAATAATG